CGACAGGCAACGATGGAGAAACTCCGGCAGTTGAAGGACGCGAAGTGCATCAAGGCGTTCATCGTGCCGGAGTCGGGCAAGGTGGTCGAGGCTGGCCCGTACGAGGACAACCAGACTCAGTTGGGGGCGACGAAGTTGCTCACGCAGATCCACAAGATGGTGCCGGACGAAAAAGGCGGCGGTGGCGGCACGGTGATCGTCAACGTCGTGCAGTATAATCCGCCAAATTTTCCACCTTGGCCTGGGGGAGGTAGGGCATGAAACCGACAGTCGGAAGGATCGTGTATTGCTTCAACGACGGCGGGCTGATCGGCCCGGCAATAGTGAGTAAGGTGTGGAGCGAGACGAGGTGAAACCATGACGGCGGTCATCGGTCGCTGCGGTGGTTGCAGATTCTTTCTCACGAATCTTGATCCAAAGGCACCTAACGTCGACGGGTTCTGCCGGGCTTTTCCGCCGCAGATGGTTGTCCACCCGGACAGTCGGGGCCAGGTCGTGTTGCGGACACAGTTCCCGATGGTGAAACGGAGCGAGTGGTGCGGACAGCATGAATCGGCCAACGACGAGGTGACCCAATGAAATTTTGGGACGCCATCGACCTGTTGCTTGAGGCGTGGTGGGTCCAGTCGATCGTCGTGGGGATTGCCCTCGCGGTTGTCGTTTCCGGGCTGTCGCCGGTCGTCCGAAGAACTCTCATGCGGAGGATTCCATGAAAAGGAAAATACTTCCCACGCTGCCGCAACTCCGAAAGAGGGCCGACTATCTGTGGTCGGTCCTGATCCTACTCGACGGCACACCCGCCGATGCCGATGGAATATGCCTTTGCGCGGTGGGCAGGTGTAGGCTTCCCGCAGTTTCGGCGCACCACGTCTTTCAGAAATCAATGCACGGACGGTTCCGGTACGATCGGAGGAACGGCTTGCCGATCTGCCGGAAGTGCCACTTCATGGAACGGCGGGATCCCGCGCCAGTCGTGGTTTCAGCGATGGCGTACCTGGGCTGCTCGGAGTTCCAGGAGTTCGCGACCGATGTGATGGAAGCGCGGGGGAAAGGCCCGATCGTTCGCAAGCGGGCCGACTTCGAGCGTATCATCGTGGGGCTCCAGGAATTGATCGCGATCGAGACCATACCGGAGGGGCTTCATGCCAGCGATCCAACTCCCGTCGAACTTTAATCCGAGGTCGTACCAACTCCCCGTGATGTCGGCTTTCGAGGCGGGGTGCCGCCGGGCCGCGCTGGTGTGGCATCGGCGGGCGGGAAAAGATAAAGTCGGGCTTGCGGTGACCTCGAAGGAATTGTGGGACCGACCCGGCGTGTACTGGCATTTGTTCCCGCTGTTGAACCAGGGCAGGAAGATTCTATGGGACGGGCGAGGGCGCGATGGCAAATCGTTCCTCGACGCCTTTCCCGCAGAGATCATCAAGCGGAAACTCGACCAGGAGATGAAGATCGAGTTTACGAACGGCTCGCTGTGGCAAGTCGTCGGGGTGGACAACGTCGACGCCCTTGTAGGCGCGAACCCGCGTGGGATCGTCTTCTCCGAATGGTCGCTCATGGATCCTCTCGTCTGGAAACTTCTTCAGCCGATCCTGCTTGAAAACCTCGGGTGGGCGATGTTCATCTACACGCCTCGCGGGAAAAACCACGGGCACAAGACGTACCTTCACGCGCTCCGCGATCCCGAGTGGTTCTGCTCGATGATGACCGTGAAGGACACGTTCCGCGATTCAATCGGCGAGTTTGGCGGTCCCGTGATTTCCGAGATCGACATCGACAAGATCCGGCACGAAGGGGACGAAGAAGGCGCGATCCCGGACGAGGACACGATCCAACAGGAATACTACTGCTCGTTCTCCGGGAACCTCCAAGGCGCGATATACGGGCCTCAGATGAACATGGCTGAACGAGAGAACCGCATCACGCGAGTGCCATGGAATACGCAGTTCCCTGTCCACACCGCATGGGACCTGGGTTTGAGCGACTCGACCGTCGTCGGTTGCTTCCAGGTGATCGGGCGCGAATGGCGATGGATCAACTTCTACGAGAACAAGAAGATGGGGAATAAAGTCTCTAAGGACGGATACGAGCCGGGGATGCTCGGAGGGATCAAGTGGGTGCGCGAGCAGCCGTACACGTTCGCCCGGCACTACGGCCCGCACGACCTGGAGGCGGGCGAGATCTCCTCGGGAAAGAGCCGGGTGGATTTCGCGAAAGACCACGGGCTAATATTCGACGTCGTGAAGAAACATTCGATCGAAGACGGCATCGACGCCGTCCGGCGGCAGTTCTCGTCGATGGTGTTCGACTCCGTGAACTGCGAGCCGCTCATCAACGCCGCTCGGTCGTATCGGTACGAGTGGGACGAAAAGAAGCAGTCGTTCTCCAAGAAGCCGTTCCACGATTGGGCGTCCCATCCGACCGACATGATGCGGTACGGAGTCTGCGGGTATATCCCGGACATGCGCCGTCCGATGCCGACTTCGGCGGTGGGCATGGATTTCAACCCGCTGACCTACGAAAGAGACGTCCGTCCGATGCCGGTTGAGGCGGCACACGAGTTCGACCCGTTCACCGGGAGACCATACCGCTGACGTTTTCCCCTTGACTTTTCTGGATTCCTGCATACCCTTCATGGGCATAGGCGCGAGCGGATCGATCGACGGAGGGTGCTATGTCATGGTTGAGCAGCGCGACAGGGATCCACATAGGCGGCGGTTGGGGTGTCAGCAAGAAGGTCAACGATGTATGGGGCGGGCCACTCGCCTTCGCGTCAAATTTTTATAAAGGGGTCAAGGATCGGTACGCCTCCATGTACCAGGGGAACAAAGCGGGCGTTGTTTCCGGCGTTACGGAGCAACAAGTGAGCGCGGAAACTCAATCCCAGGAGATCACCGCCCGCAAGGCCGCGCATGACGCCGAGGTAGCGCAACTCGCGGCGGGCGCACTCGGGACGGTCGCGCTCAGGCGAAAGCGCGGCCCGGCGGCGACGATGTTAACCGGCTCCACGATGGGCGGAACTCCAGTATCAACCGGCAAGACTATGTTGAGCCAGTAGGATGTACGTCAAGCCCGCCGACCCAAAGTATGTCTGCAATTGGTACAACCGCCTCTTGGCCTCCCGCTCCCAATGGGAGGCGATGTGGCAGGACTTGGCGAACTACCTCACGCCGAACAAGGCGATGATCCTCACGAAGAAAACTCCCGGCGCGAAAACAACCGAGTTCGTGTTCGACGGCACGGGCGAGCGGTCCCTGCGAAGACTGGCGGCGAACATCCACGGGTCGGTGACGTCCGCCTCCCTGAAGTGGTTCTCCCTCAAGATGCGCGACAACAATCTCAACAACTCGAAGATGGTGCGGGTTTGGCTCGAAGACGCCGTGAACCGGATGCTCAACGCCTTCAACCAGTCGAACTTCGGATCCGAGGGTCAGGAATTATACATAGATCTTGGTGGATTCGGTACGGGCTCGCTGTTCACCGAGAAGGTCGAATCGGATCTGCCGGGAGCGTTCGGTGGCTTGCGGTTCACGGCGTTGCCGATGGGCTCCTACGTCATCGACGAGGATCCCTCCGGGCGCGTGGACGTGCTGATGCGGAGCCTCACTAAGACCGCCCGCAATCTGGTACAGCAGTTCCCCGACACCGTTCCCGAGAAGGTGAAGAAAGCAGCAGAGTCGCAGAAGGACGAGACCTTTGAGGTCGTTCACGCGGTCTACCCGAGGGAGTACGGAAAGACGACTCGCATGACCGTCGAGAAGGAACTGGCGTATGCCTCCTGCTACGTTCTCTTGAAAGAAAAGATCCTCCTGAAGGAGTCCGGGTTCCACGAATTTCCGACGCCCACGCCCCGATGGTCGAAAGTCGCGGGCGAGACCTGGGGTCGCGGTCCCGGACACCTGGCCCTGCCGGACGTGAAGACGCTGAACCGCCTGGTCGAGTTGTCGCTGAAGGCGTGTGCGAAGGCTGTGGACCCGCCTCTGCTCGTCGCCCACGATGGGATCATGGCGGGCGTCATCCGACTCAACCCGGCAGGGATCACCTACGTCAGGGACACCGAGGCTTCCATCAAGCCCATGCCGCTCGGTACAAAGTGGGAAGTCGTGAAGATGGAGGTTGCGGAACTTCAGCAGTCGATCCGGGAATCGTTCAACGTGGACAACCTCACGCTGAAGAATCGCCCGCAGATGACCGCCGAGGAAGTCCGTGCGCGGATCGAGCAGATGCAGAAGGACATCGGGCCGACGCTCGGTCGTATCGAGACCGAGTTCCTGAATCCGCTCGTCGCCCGCGTGTTCAACATGATGTTCCGCGACAAGGCACTCCTGCCGCCTCCCCAGGAGGTGATGAACGCGATGAAATCGAACGCCGGAGACATCGACATCGTCTTCACCGGGCAGATGGCGAAGAATCAGCGGATCGGCGAGGTGTACGCGATCCGTCAGACCTACGACCTTGCGACCGCGATCGCTACGGCGCGGACCGCGATGCCGGGCGTGGACGACGTGATCGACGCCGACAAGGCTCTCATCAACGCCGCCCAGGTTCTCG